TATCTCGTTACTGCCGAAGTGTTCCCACAGATAGACACGGTTCTCATAGTCCATCGTATCGTACACTAGGTCAATGTCTTGGTCGTCATACTCACAGTCGGGTAGATGTATCGGTTTGTTCAGTTCAAGACCTACTAGTCCACGCATGGTACGCTCAGGTGTCTCCTCAAGAAACATCAAGCCAAGGTTGTCCTCAGACTGTGCCATTATGGAACTGACTACCTCACGCAGGAGAGTAGACTTACCCAGTCCTGAGCCTGCACAAATAGTAACCAGCTCTGCTGTGCGTATACCATACAGGTGTTTGTTCAGCCCCTCGAATGGGTACTGTACCTTCGCCTTGGTAAGTGGCTTCTTAATCAGATCACGTAACTCACCAGCACCTACGATACCTTCCGGTGTGTACGGTTGCGCGGACCAGAATACTTTGGTGTACGCCTCCGATTGATTGTTAACAAGGTAATCACACGCATCCTTGTAGCCGTTGACGTGCTTAACAATCCTTGCTTTGTTACCGAACAGATCAGCACATTCCTTTGCTGCCTTCTGTCCCGGCTCGTCAGCATCGAAGCATATAACAATGTTCTCGAAGCTGTTCAGCCAATCATAAAAAAGGCGACAGTCCTTTGCCGCCGAAGTCGCACCGTTGCGAACGGACACTACTGGAAACTTTGATCCTGTCATCTGGTGTGCAGCCAGGGCGTCGTACTCACCCTCAACAAGAGTCACATACTTGCCACCCTCAGAGAACAAGTGCTGTCCATACAACCCTGCTCGCTTCCAATCACCAACGATACTGAATCGCTTGTCTGGGTTACGAACCTTCGCCGCCACTGGTTTAGTAGGATCTGACGGGTCATAGTAACCGAATGTTGTAACATCACCCTGCTTCAGAGCTGCGTACTTCTTCGCCGTCGTTCCTGTAATTAAACGGTCGGTGATAGTACGGTACTCCGCTGTGATTAAACGGTGTTCTGTCTGAGTGAATGACGGCTTAGGCTTATCGCTGATAGAACCTAGCTCTCTGATGTTATCTACCTTGTCGGCAGGTGTGTATGCGTCACAGACAAAACACTTACTTGAGCCGTCGTCGTTGTACGCTAACCCGTCACTGCTGTTACAGTCAGGGCAAGGCTGGTGTGTCTCAGTGAATGCCATGTCTGCCAGCTCCCATGTCAGTGTACAGTTCGTCAATCTCACCGTCGTCCATTGATTCTAACAGATCAGAAAAGAAACCACCCGCTATGTTCAACGCCTCCGTAATGGTTAACAAGTCTAGCTGCCGTTCAACAATCTCTGAAATCTTTCTCTCTTTAGAGATACTCATAGGATAAATACCTTATAAGTTAATATTAAAATGTTTGTCTTTTATGCTTTCTGCATAGAGTCTAACATTACTTTTCTTCATCACGCAAGCGTTTATATTCTTCGATGTCATCTTGTTCAAACTCCTCCGCGTAATTTCCCTTTGCTTCCCAGTAATCTTGGTAGTCGTCGTGCCATACTTCCCAGCTCTCTTTATCGTTCATAAGGCATCTCCTTGTATACGTTACTGTTTTGTACTGTTTCGATTGCGTCTTTAAGTTTAGTCTCAAGTACCTCAATATGTCCGTTGTTAACGAAGTAGTCAAGAATATCATTAGCTAAATTAACAGACAACCTACCTGCTGTTACGTTAGCTAAGCCTCTCCCGTTGGCTATCGCATAACCCAACGCGTCTTCTGGATCGTCTCCTTCCTCTATACGCCATGCGTACCTTCGTGCATACGCTTCAAAAACAGGCAGCAGTATTTCTTCTAACAAGTCGCGGTTAGGATTGTGGTGTTTGATACCTTTCCTGTACCTAAACCAATCGGCTGGTTTAGACCTAGGATTTTTATCCATGTCCCAAATACTGTACAGTTCTAGTCCCATTAGATTACGTTCTGACATTATAAAACCTCCGTTGTATGCTTGACAATTCGATATTGTTTACCATTGCCACGTTTAGTGTAGACGTAGTGCTTCGCCTGCTCAATACAGTCTATTGACCACACCTGCGACCACACGTCGTCGTATAACTCTATGATATATATTGTATGAATACCAATCATGTGCATATCTCCTCCTAAATCATGTTGACATATTCGTCGTTGATAATTGTCTGCACGTGTACGTAACCCTCAGGCCAGTACGTATATGATTCCTTGAGTGCCTTCGCTGTTCGGTGTACTGACGCTTCAAAGTGTTCAAACATTCCTAGCTCTTCTTTGTAGTACCAGAACGGTATGCGTAACACTGGCTCTGCTGGGCCGTGCTGCTCGTAGTACACGATTATCTCAGCGTCGTTACTGATGGGTCCGTCGTTGCCGAACATCTTTGTATGATCGTTGTCTGGTTGTTTCATGTTCACTCCTTTGCTCCTAAGAATCTTTCGAGTTTACCGGACCGTCTGAGCTTTGCAATAGCCCGGCTCTCGATTCGTTTAACATCTGTTTCGGTTATGCCTAACACCTTCGCTATCTCACGCTGCGACATGAAATAATCAACTTTGCTCCACTCTTTTTTGCCAGTGCCTGTCACGCTTTTAATACCTCACGTGTCGTTATCTCAATATGCAACCACCCAAGCCACGCGATGTAACCCGCACCACAAAACTCATCTGCTGGTATGTACGCCGTTGATAGCTTGAATCTGTTTGTCAAGTAGACATCAATTAAAAACCTGTCCGTGTCGATAACAATACCGTTGTTACCTACGCCTTCCGGTCCACCATAGTACCTATGTGCTGTTGTGATCCTCATTCTAAGCCCTCCACTGTTTGTTCAGCTCTTTCATACGTTTGTTGTATCGTGCTTTGCGTTGTCGTCTCCGTCTCGCTCGTGGGTCTGTCCATCGTTCGTACACGCTGAAGATGATGTACCAAACAGGTACGAAACTAAATAAAACTACAATGTCAACAATTGTTGGGTTCATTATTTCTGCTCCTTAATTAAGTCAATTATCTGTTCCGCTGTATTCTCTAGGTTGTAGCTCTGACTGACAAAACCACCACCGAAGTTTTTACCCCTGTAGACACTGAAGCCGATAGAGTTAGCCAAACGCTTTGCCGTATCGTAATCACTGTCAAAGGCTAGGAAATGAATCACGTAACGTGGGTTTCCGTTGTAATCATTGTTGACCCTAAAGAAGTCATAGCCTAGTTGATCCGCTGTTTTATAATCTAAGTGACATTTGTTCATCGTCATCTCTCCTCAGTATCCTAACCATTCAAGAATTTCATTTGAGTAGTAAACCTTTTTGTCGCCTACCTCGTCAACAAAGTCAGCCCAGTCTATGCCATGCGCTAACACCTCCGCCTTGGCTTGCTTCAGTGAGACTGGGTGGCCTTCCATTGCTTCGTCGTATGTCATGTGTTGTTTCTCCGTTGCGTTGTGGAGCCGCTTACGCGGCTTTGTTTCTATCTTTACGGTCTGCACTTCGTTGCTCGAACAATCTATGTTGCGCGGCTCTTAGATCGATACCGATTGATGCAAGATCATCTCTCATTTCTGACATCCGTTCGTGAGCTTTATTGGCTTCGCTTATGTGCCACTCTGCATATTCAGTATCTCGATCATTTAAAGCTACATCGCGTCTTTCCAAATGATAGTTCCAATCCCATGTCGCATCTTCCAACATTACGATTTTGTCTGCTATCTGCCCTGCGAATACCTTACAAAGTGTGTTGCTCATGTCTGTTTCTCCGTTGTGTTTGTTTGTTGAACGCTAAAGATACTGCGATGTACGTGCCAACAATAAAAACACCAACAAAAACAATCACTTAGCCTGTACCATGTCCGCACTGTTACCTGTTACCAGTGTTACTTTGTTACCTCATGTAACCGAATGTGTTACCTCAAGTGTTACCGGTAACGTATAACTATCAGTGATGGCTGCACAGTATCTATTCATATGGTGAATGTCTGGGGTGTCCTGTGAGGGTCCAGCCCAGACACTCCCACCTCACCTTGTCAGTTCTATTTTGGTACTGAGTAGGTTCTGTTTTGGAACTAGCTGTGGATAACTTTGTTGATAACCTGTGGATAACTAGGCCGGGGGAGGGGCTGTGACTGCGGCGTGTGCGTGTGTTCCCACCTAGATACAAAAAAGAGTCAAATTAGACCTAAAAACAACCCCTAGTTATCTAACAAGAAACGCCATATAAATCAATAACATACGCAGTGCAGAATCTGGACCGTGCTGGTACAGTTTAAAGGGCAATGTAATCTTATTTAAAATAATGCTTGACAAATCCCTAAAAGTATGGTACAATAAATAGTATATTATGTCTTTAAAGATTCTTTACCGCGCTGTATAAGATAAATATTATATGATAATTATTAAATGTATGACATATAAGCACGGTAACGAAACTTTAAAGAGACTTTAAAGAGGTATGTATGTCAGACGTTGATAATCCTCCTCGCCGAAAGCGTGGAAGACCACGTAAAAGTGATGTTTCATCTGTTAAAAAAGGAAGTCGCAACGCTGTTGGTCGCCCGAAGGGTGACGCTGCTGTCATAAACGAATACAAAGCACGTATGTTAGCATCCCCGAAGTCGCGGAAGGTGCTTGATACCATCTTTGATGCTGCGTTAGACCACGATCATAAGAATCAAGCGGCTGCTTGGAAGCTTGTTATGGACAGAATACTACCTGTTGCGGCTTTTGAGAAGGATATTGTTAAGGATGGTGGTAGGAGTGCCATTCAGATCAACATTAGTGGTGTTGGTGCTGTAGACGTTGAACAACCTACAATCATTGAAGGAGAAGTAGTAGATGAATCTTAAGCATTTTGATCCTTCAGAGTTTAATTGTCAAGTTACTGGGCATAACAACATGGAAAAGGATTTCCTAGAGAAGATAGATCAGTTGAGAGAAGAGTGCGGGTTTCCTTTCACAATTACCAGTGGGTTCAGACACCCAACTGAGCATCCGATAGAGGCTAAGAAAGAAGTACCCGGTACTCACGCTCAGGGCATCGCGGCGGATATAAAAATAACAAACGCCGTGTTTCGCCTTAAGCTGGTAACAAAGGCTATTGAGCTAGGATTTACAGGAATAGGCATTGCAGACGACTTTATACACGTTGATACACGCGGAACAACACCCGTTATGTGGACGTATTAGTGGATTTAGATATTGAACTTCTTCCGTGGCAGCAAGATGTTTGGGGAGATGACACACGGTTTAAAATAGTTGCGGCAGGACGACGTACAGGTAAGTCTAGACTAGCTGCTTGGTTGTTAATTGTTAACGCATTACAGGCAGGTAAGGGTCATGTATTTTACGTCGCACCTACTCAAGGACAAGCCAGAGATATTATGTGGCAAACCCTTTTGGAACTGGGACATCCTGTTATTTCTGGTAGTCACATTAATAATCTGCAAATCAAGTTGGTCAACGGAGCAACCATTAGCCTTAAAGGTGCTGACAGACCAG